CTGAAGGAGTGCTCCGCCGGCAGCGCCGACGCGGCGATGGTCAGGGTGTGGTCGTCCACTCGCGTGGGCACGATCACCGCCGACGCCGAGCCGTCCTGGAACCGGATCAGGCAGCGCGGCGCGGCCAGGCTCCAGTCCAAGTACTCGCCCACCTCGATCAGCACGCGCGTGCCCTGCAGCTCGGCGTGGTCGATCATGCAGCTGGTGGTGCTGGAGCCGGGGATGTCGTCGGTCAGCTTGACCCGGTCCCCGAAGTCGAAGCGCAGGCCCATCAGCTCCGTCTTCGTGGTGTAAGTCAGGCGCTGGCCCTGATACTTCAGCAGCCGGCGCATGCCGATCCGATATGCCCTGTTGCGGTTTCCTACTCCCTTCAGTTCGAACGTCTCGACCTTCATCGGCGTGTCGCTGCCCGGCAGGCGGCATTCCACGGTTTCGGCCGCCCAGGTCACCTCATCGATGTAGGTCACGTCGACCCCATCGAAGTCATCCGGCCCCGGCGCGGTGAATGACGTGGCGAGCGGCTCCAGCTGCCGTTGCGGCGAGATGGCACCGCGCCAGGTCTTGATGCCCTCGCGCCCTGCCGAGCACATGCCGTCGCTGAGCAGGAAGTAGCCCATGCCGGCCTGCGTGGCCAGCTGCAGCACGTCGAGTGCACTGCTGCCGGACTGCTCCGGGCTGTAGTCGAAGAACTCCCCCCGCGGCGTCCAGTAGGTGGCCTCCAGATGATCCAGCGTGGCGCTGTCGATCTGGTCCTCAGGCAGGCCTAGCGACCGCAGCACGTGCTTCATGGCGCCGCTGATGGTCCGCGCGGTGCTGCCGGCGTATTGCCGCGTGGCCATTACGTTGAACCGCCGATCCGACTGCGCCGCCAGCTTCGTGCCGGTGGTCACCGTCAGCCCGATGGTGGTCAGGTCGTCGTAGCGCGTGGGCCGTTGCGCCAGCCGCGCGCGCAGGCCCTGCCAGTAGCAGGCGTCCTTCGCCGAGTTGCCGCCGCGCTCGGTCACACGCCGCACGCGCACCTCGATCTGCCCAGGCGTGGCCAGCGTAATCCGCTCGCTGAACCCCAGAGAGTCGTCCGTCATGCCGGTGTAGGTGTGCGTGCGCACAGTCCACGCCGCGCCGGATCCGAACACGCGGTAGCCCACCCGCAGCGACACGGTGAACGTGCGCTTGTTGCCCTTGTCGGTGTACCAGATCAGGCCGCCGGGGAAGTTCAGGTCGTACTCGAACGCGTCGGTCACCTCCCCATCCGGGCACACCAAGAACGGGCCCAGCCACTCCTCGCCCTCCTGAAACCCCGTAGCGCGGTAGTCGGTCGCCGTCCGGCTGGCCCAGCCCGGCCAGCTGGTGTCGACCACGCCAGCCTCGGTCAAGCGCTGCACCGTCAGCGTGAACCCTGACTTCGACGCGATGCGGTACTCGCTCTGGCCGCGCGACATCGCCAGCGAGACGGTGCCAGGCGGCAGGCCACCGAAGGCGGTGCCGCTCGCGCTGTCATAGGCCAGCGTCACGCGCGGCTGCGTCGCAGGCGTGCCGCCAGTGGTGGCCACACCGGTGGTCGTGGTCGGGGCGCTACCGAACACCGCCGCCGGCAGGCCGCTGAAGGTGATGCTGCCGCCGGCATACGGGCTCTCCGCTTCGGCGATGGTCACCACCCCGCCCGACTGCGTGGCCACCAGCCCGCTGTCCACCAGCTGATCGTTGATGGCCGTCAGCAGCACGCCCAGGGTGATGTAGTTGGCCTCCAGCGCCACGCTGTGGGTGATGCCGCGCCAGCTGATCCCGAAGGTGACTGGGGTGCCGCTGAAGTCGAAGCTGCTGGCCGCCGAAGAACCGACCAGCCGTGCCGGGCTGCCGCCCACGCCGGGGATGGCCGGGGTGCCAGCAGCATAGGTGGCCACGTACAGCGCATAGTCCGCGCCGTTGTAGGTCAGCAGCACCGGCATGCCCACGTAGGGCGCCAGCTCCGCCACCGTGCTGCCGGAGATGATCGAGAACAGCCCGCTGGTGGTCGCGGTGTAGGTTGCCGCCACCTTCAGCGTCAGCACCGCCCCCACCTCCCAGCTGAGCGGCAGGGAGGTTGCCGGCCGCTCTTTGCCATCGGCGCCGGTGATGGTCGCGTTGTTCAGGGTGAACACGTTCCCCGAGACCGTCACCGAGTCCGCGTTGATGCCGGTCACCACGTCCGCCGTGTCGCTCAGGTCCAGGCCGGCCGTGCCAGAGGCCGTGGCGCCCACCTCGGTCGAATTCACCCAGTTCTCGGACCGCGCATCACCACCCACGTCGGCGCCCGGCGGATAGATGGTCATCTGCACGTCGCTACCGAACGAGCTGAGCGGGGTGTTGCCGATGCGCGCGCCGCCGGCAGGAATCACGTGCTGGCCACGACCCACGCAGACGAACATGGAGGTCTGGTAGCTGCTGCCACCCACGAAACGGGATACCGGTTGCACCAGGTAGTCGGGATAGACGCGGTATTGCCCTAGCACCTCGCGGATGGGGCTTCCCAGGCGCGCATTGTTCGCTCGCGCGGTGTCCAGGCTCAGGGAATCACCTTGGCCGAACCGGTTGCCCGAAGGCATGTTGCTGGCCATGTAGATGGCGTAGGCGGCCGCAACGGCCACGATCACCCAGTACACGACCGCAGCCACGCCCTCGCCGTAGGCGACCGGATAGATGCGCACGTCCGCCTGCGATTCCACCCAGGTGGTCGCCCACGCATCAGCAGGCAGCGGCACACCATCCAGCTCCACCTCGATCGGGTGCGGGCCGGCCGCGGTGAAGCTTGGCACCGTAGACCGCAACCACCCCTCGACCGTGGTCCGGCCGTGGGCGTGCGTCTCCAGCGGCTCGCCCGGCATGCGCGACGGATAGATTCGGATCACGCGTAGTACTCCACTCGGGTGAAGCGGCGTTCGAAGCGCGCCACAGGCAGCACTGTCACGTCGTGGTGCTCATTGCATTCCAGCGCGCACAGGCGGCCATCCGCCTCGATCAGCACGGCCACGTGCTCAACCACGCTGCCCTGGTAGCAGAAGGCCACAGCCCCCTGCCGCATGTCGCTTCCGCTGCGGTCGGTGGCTGCGTCTGCGGCGAGGTCCGGCAGCTGCACGGCCGTGGCACCGGCATGCTCCGGCCATGCCTCCAGCCCCAGGTCCCTGCGCACCTCATTGACCACCCCGTAGCAGTCCAGCTCGGGGAACTCGCGGCCGCCGCGCACCCAGCGCACGTCCTGGTACTTCTGCAGATCGACTTCCATCACATGTACCTCAGGCCGGGGTGCTTCGACAGCACGTAGCGGTTGCGCGGCCATTCCGTGTCCAGCACGTTCATGAAGCCAGCGGTGATCTGCACCTCGGTGGCCGTCCACTGGCCGCCCTTGATGACCACGCTGAAGGGCCGCTGCGCCGGCGCCAGCAGGTCCGTGCTGAGGTACAGCCGGAACGTGGCGATCATCTCCACTTTGGCGGCCAGCGCTGCGCGGATCTGGTTGCTGACGACGCCGGAGATGTTGCTGATGGCGAAGCGCAGGTCCTGCACGCCATCCGCATTGCGCGCGGGCTTGGCGATGTCCATGCCGCAGGCGGTGAACGTCACGGTTTCGCCCGTCTCCAGCCTGACCGTGATGTCGTCCCACCCCTTCGTCAGGTAGAAGGTCTGCGCGCCCACCTGGATGGCCAAGGTCTCCAGCTCCACCTCGCGGCCACCCGAGGCATACAGGCGTTCGAGGATGCTCATGCTTCGGGCCACTCCCTGTTCGCCGCCAGATCAACGATTGCCGCATTGAAGATCGCGTCGGGATATGCGGTGGAGCCGTCCGCCAGCAGCGGACGCCTGAAGATCTCCAGCGTGGCGTCGATGCGCCAGAAGCCGCCTTCGACCAGATAGGGGCCGTTGTAGAAATCGGCGGTGAACCGCGACCGGTAGTAATCCAGCCCCAAGGGGGTTCTCAGCTTGCAGAGGAACCAGGCCGATCCATCGACCAGGTCCTCCTGCACCCACTTCTCGAACATCGCGGCAATGAGATCCTGCATCACCCACGACAGGGTGACCTTCGAGGGCGTGCCGGTGGCCCGCCGACGTGTCAGCGATGCGCCGCTCTGGAAGCGAGACGTCACCAGTGGGGTCTCGGGTTTGAAGCCATAACCATCGCGGAGCGGCAGGGGTAGCCATGCCGGATAGGGGACTGCAGCTGCCATGTGGGGCCTCGCATTGGCTGCGCCGGATCAGGTGACCCGGCGCGACACGTTGTTTCCTCTGCGCAAGCCCTTCCCGACCCGACCCTGTCCTGTGGTCAGTTCGGAGGAGATGCGGTCGTAGTTCTGCTGCATGCCGCGGCGGACGCTCTGCTCCACCATCGCCAGCGTTCTGGCGTCCGGGTCACCGTTGATCTGGATCGTCGGGGCATACACGTTGCCGCCAGCGCCAGGCCCTGCCGCGCGCGAGGACGCGATGCGATCCAGCGTCGCGTCCATCTTCGCCGCGGTTCCTGCGGTCAGCACGCGCTCGCCCTTGTTGAGCAGCCACGTGCCCTCCGTGGGAACCGAGTCGATGCCGTCATGGGCCATGCCGGCCAGAGCCGTTGTGGAGATCGCAGCCACGTAGCTCTGCGACACCGCAGCAGCAGCCGCTGCAGCAGCCGGCGCCATTGCCGGTCCGACGATGGGGATTGCCGCAGTGGACGCAAACGCTGCCAGCTGCGCCTGCAGAGCCGTGGCCTGCGCAGTCGCCACCACCGCTGGAATCCCAGCCGCGCGAGTCGCCTTGCCAGTGGCCAGCTGCACAGTCTGATAGACCAACCACTGGGCCGCCATCTGCTCGAGGGCACCGATTACAGCCATACCCATGTCCACAGCGATGTTCTTCAGGGACTCGCCCAGGGACTGATTGCCGCGCACCATCTCATCGATCTGGCTGGCCACGCTGCTGGTAGTCGCCGCCAGCGTTCCCTGCACTGCGTCCTGCGCCTGCTGGTTGTAGTTGGTGGCATCGAACGCGTAGTTCTGCCATGCCACCTGTGCACCCAGCCGCCAGTCACCCAGCATCGCCAGACGTTGATCCTGAAATGCCCGCTCCTTCGCCAGTTCCTGATTGCGGAAGGCGTCGGCGTTGGCCGCCAGCAGATCCCACGTAGCCTTGTCCTTGGCCACGTCGCGGCTTCCCAGCCGCTTCAGCTCGTCCTGGTACTCGCGCTGGATGTCCAACTGTCGGCGCAGCATCGCCACGCCGTCGGATCCGCCGCTCATGCCCAACAGGTCCAGTTCGTTGGACCGGCCGCGGTTGCTGGCTGCCTGCGCCAGGATGGCCTGTTGTCGAGCCAGCGCCTCTGCCGCCTCCTTCTCCTTGGTGTAGGCCACTGCCTTCTGCCCCGAAGCGAGCAGGTCCTCCTTCGCCGCCTCCAGCAGCGCCCGGGTGGACGCGGTCATGGCGTTCTTGCTCTTGGCCAGCAGCTGCTCAATCGCCATTGCCTGGCGCTCGCTGTCGGTCACCTTGATGCCGGTGTCGACCAGCTGCTTGTTCGCCTCGATCTGTCGCTGTGCGGTGGCCAGCACGTTCTGCGCCGCAGTGTCGTCGCCGTTCTTCTTGCCGACACCCTCGCGACGGTTGAACTGCCGGTTCACGTCGGCCTCGGCCTTGGCAATCAGCCGCTGCATCGACCCATCGAAGTGCCGGGCGTCGTTGTCCTCCAGCTTGTTGTAGTCGGCAATGATCTTGTTGATGGCCTGGCGCTTTGCGGTCTCCCGGTCCAGCCCCGCCATCCTCGCCTTTACCGCCTGATCGGCAACCTCTCGCTCCTTTGCAAGCTCCCGCTCCGCAGCGATGACGTCACGGTCGTACTGCCGCACCTGGCCCAGGATGGCTGCGCCATCGGCCATCTCCGCTTTCCACTGCTGCAGCTGCACGATGCGCTGCCGGGCGGCATCGGCGCCGGTCGAGCCGCGCGAGGCATCACCGGGGATCGGGCTGCTGCTCAGGCTCTGGAAGAACTGCAGGTCATCCCTTGCGCGCTGCAGCTGGCTGTCCAGGTCGTTCGCACCGATGGACTTGATGCTCTCCACGGTGTCGGCGAACGCTGCCAGTGCGCCCTTCCACGCCCTTTCGACCACGCCCGCGCTGTCGGCCATGCTGTTGGCACGGTCCCGCATGGTCCCGTCCAGCTGCTCCAGCGCTGCCTCGGTGGCCGCATAGTCGCCGCGCTGCTCCCGGATCGCTTCGATGTGCCGGTAGATCTCCGGCGTCAGGAAGTTGTAGCGGTCATTGAGCTTCACCAGCGCGTCCGCGCCGCCTTCGGCCAAGCTCCTGACCTCTCCCACGGTGGTGCTGATCGAGCTGCCCGTGAGGTCGGCCAGGTTCACCGCTGCAGATGCCATCAGCTGTAGCGTGTGACCGCTGGCGTTGCCCTGCTGCACCAGTTCCCCGATGGCTGCGCCTGCCTCCTTGTAGCTGCCGCTGGCGCTGCCGATCTCCCTGCGCATGGCCAGCAGCTGCCCGGCGGTGAGACCTGCAGCCGTACCCGTGGCTGCGACCTGCCCCTCCAGCTTCCGCAATTCCATGTAGCCAGTGACGGCAATCACCGAGAGAGCTGCGATGCCAGCAACCGCCGCACCTACAGCGAGGCCGGTGGCCGTCATCACGCCGCTCAGTGCGCCAGTGCGCGCTGTCAGCGAGGTGATGGATGCCTGGGCCTGCCCGATGTCGCCGGTGGCGAGGGCACGGAACAGCATCATCACCGACTGCTGCGTCTCGACCGTCCGCAGGTTCAGCTGCCCCAGCCGGCCGGAGAGCACGTCCGTGCCCTGCGCCGTGCTGAGCACCTTCGTCCGCGTCGCATCCAGCTGGGCCTGGTACTGCTGGTAGACCTGCGGCTTGATGAGGCCGAGGTCGCGGGCCTTGGACAGGCGGTCCTCCTGCTCGGCCAGCCTGTTCAGGGCAGCCACTGTGGGATTGATCTGCCCCAGCAGCTTCTGCAGGTTCAGCTCGCGTGCTTCCGAGGCAGTCGCGGCCTGCTTCGTCGCGGCCGCCGTCCGCTGCTCGATGCGCTCCATCTCCTGGACGCGTGCGTTGATCTTGGCCTGCTCGTTCGCCCAGAAGGAGGCGGACTTGCCAGTGTCCTTTTGGGACTTCTCCAGTCGCTCTGCAGCAGCGCCCGCCTTCTCGGCAGCAGCGGCGTTGTCGTCCAGGGCCTTGGTGCCCTCTACCAGGCCGCTGCTGTCGACCTTGTAGCCAAGCTCGGCGATGTCGGTCATTTCCTGCTCCTCGCTTCCTCGATGGCGCGCTGCTGGGCTGCCGCCTGGTCTTCCCGCACGGCCTTGAGGTAGGTGTCGTCCATGGTCATCAGCATCTCCACCTCCTGCGGGAGCAGGTCGACCAGCAGCAGCCGACTCCAGTCCCCAACGTCAGCAAAGGTCAATGCCTCAGGACCGCTCTTGCGACGCGCTGATAGCTGCCAGAACCAATCCCAGACGTGTGCGCCCCTCTCGGGAACCCTCACCTCTGGGGATGGCTCTCCGAAGCGCTCGTTGCGGGTACGGCGGGTTTCCCCGTTGCTGTCCGGCACGTCGTACCGGACAGTCAGGTAGATCGCGTCAGACAGCTTCCTGGTCAGCTCCGCGAAAGAACTCGGCGCGGTCGCCCAGAGCCGCGTCCACCTGCTCTGCCACCCAGGGCAGATCCTTGAACAGGGTGCGCAGCGTCTTCTCCTCGAAGGCGGGCTTCTTGCCGTGGAAGGTCAGGTCCCCCTGCCACTCCCAGCCGCCCACCGAGGCCAC